AAGAGTCGAGATTCATAGATGCCCAGCAGAAGACTTTGATTATTCTATTCTGCCTAAGATTGATTGTGCATTTACTTCACCGCCTTATTTCGCAACAGAGAAGTATAACACAACAGGCAAACATTCAAATGAACAATCCTGGGCAAGATACACAACTTATGAAGAATGGCGGAATGGTTTCTATCTGCCTGTAAATCAAAAGACATTTGACAGTTTAAGTGACAATGGTTATCAATTCGTCAACATCATGGATCCAAAGATTAAGACAAAAAGATACTATGCAAGTGATGATTTGATTGACAATCTTACTGAAAGAGGTGCAACCTTCTGTGGTCAAATGGGTATGAGAATTATGCAAAGGCCAAAGAATGTTGAAAATCTTGATGAATTTATGCATAAGATTTATATTGAACCAATCTGGTGTTTCAGTAAGAAAAGTGGTGAATTCAATCTTGTAAATGACTATATGAATGCTGGTGCCCTAGACAGTTTCTTCGGATAAATACTCCAATAAATTAATAGGACTATAAATGAATAAACAACAACAGCAAAATTTGTATAAAGAATTAATTACAAGTTTAATTGTTGATGATAGGACTTTGTCTACCCAAGGTGCAGATTTTGAATTTAAAACTGCTGACAAACTTATATTAAGGGTTGGTAAAAGACAAGAATTTAAATCATCTTTTGAAACAGTTCTTAAAAAACAAAAAGTTCCTTTTGAATCCAAATTGATAAGTGGATCTTCTTTCCAATCTACTGTAATAGATTTCACAAAATATTTTAGAGAATTAAAATCACTCACCGTAATGTATAAAGAGGGTGGTGGTGCAAATTCTGACAAACTACCAAAAGTAAAGACTGCAATGCAAGAACGAGGTGCAGCTTATATTTTTGAACAAGCATTAGTCAAAAATGTAGATTATGATAGAAAAATTAAAGCCGCAATGGTTAAATTAAAAACAAATTCAGTAGCGCTAACTAAAAAAGTTTTACCTGAAGATGTTTTACTAGAAACATTTAAAGATGATTTAAAAAAATTAAGAGAATTATTTGAAGTCAAAGGTAATTCTGGTTTTCCATATATTGATTGGTTAAATTCTTTTTACTTCAGTCAAAAAGTTTTACTTGCAAAATATTCATCATCAACATTTCAAAGATTTGAAAGAGATGGTGGTTTTATGGATTATATTATTAAACTTATAAAAGATAAATTTGGTATATCTCAAAAAGATACTTGGAATCCAGCTGATGTGTGGGCAGTTAGGGGCACACAACAAGCAGTTGAAAAATATATTGATGATAAAATGAAAAAGATTATGGATTACAAAGAATCATCACAGAAGTTTAAAGGTGCTCAACTTGATAATTATATTAGAGCTGGAACTTTATATTTAAATTCAATATTAATTGATTTGTTAACTGGCAGAGATCCAAAAGTTGTTGGCATTTCATTGAAACTAACAGATAATGGTGCTCATATAGAAGAAGTTAATTTTGATAAAGTTAAAGAAAATATAAAAGAAAATAAAGCATTAATAGATACTATTGCTGATCCATTTATAGTGGATCCAAAAAATGATTTCATTTGTAATTTTGAAATAACATCAGGAAAAGCTTCAAAGGGAACTTTCACACAAGATGTTAAAGTATCTGCTGAAGATGCTCATACTGGTGATAGATACAATTTTCAAATTAAAGCTAACTCTTCAGAAAGTACGACTGGCAGTAATTTAAAATTTGAATTGACTATTCAAGGTAAAGGTGCTGCTAGGGGTGGTAAAGTTCCGGTTGAACTTGTTGTGTCTTTAGTGAATAAAATACAAAGGGGTGCTTTTGAAAATGATTATAAAAAGTATCCTAGAACATCAAAAGAATTCTTGACGAAGTTAACATCTGCTGATAAAAATTATAAGAAAATTTTTGAGAAAGTCAAAGATAATGTTGAAGATATTGGTGTGACTTATGCGGAGTTTACTACAAATGTCACAGCAGCTTTCAATATGGGTGGTGCTATTGCAACAAATGCTACTTGTAAATTAATGGGGCTTGAATTTTTGTATTTCCTTTTAACAATAAAAGAAAATCAAATGAGGGGTATAATAACTGATATGGCATATTTAGCACAAAAGAAAAATATAAGAGCTTATGACACATTTGGTCCATTCATAAAGATATCGTAAAATGAACTTCACACAGTTTTTAATCGAATCAAATTTGCATATTGAAGATATATTTATAATAAATACATGAATGGATTGATAATTCCTTTAGTATTGGGAGTGGCATTGATTTTATGGGCATGAATTGCAGTTGCCACCACTGGCATGAAAAGGTAAAGAATTGTTGAGTAAATTGTTTCAACAATGTTGTACCGTTGTAAAATAAGTTATTTTATAGGAGGTACTGTTATGGCAACTGTTTTATCAGCATCAAGTATGGTTGGTTATAATAAGTCTGAGTGGTATGATTCTAGTTGGTATAAATTTGGAATGGCTCTAATGTTATTAGTTGCTATTTTCTGGATTTGGTTCCAACGAACATATGCATATTCACATGGTATGGATTCTATGGAACCCGAGTTTGAACGGGTCTGGATGGGTCTGTGGCGTGCGCACATGATAATCATGCCGTTGTTTGCACTTATTACCTGGGGTTGGATTCTCAAGACCAGGGATACCAAGGCGCAATTAGATAACCTTGATCCCAAACTAGAAATAAAGAGATATTTTTATTTCATGATGTGGTTGGGTGTATATCTATTTGGTGTATATTGGGGCGGTAGTTTCTTTACTGAACAAGATGCATCATGGCATCAAGTGATTATACGAGATACATCATTTACGCCATCTCATGTCGTAGTATTTTATGGCTCTTTCCCAATGTACATTGTTTGCGGGATAGCAGCATATCTATATGCTACAACGAGATTACCATTGTTTAGTAGAGGCACTTCATTCCCGTTGGTTATGGGAATTGCTGGTCCATTAATGATTCTACCAAATGTGGGCTTAAATGAGTGGGGTCATGCCTTCTGGTTTATGGAAGAATTGTTCTCTGCGCCTCTGCATTGGGGGTTTGTAATTCTGGGTTGGTCAGGTCTATTCTCCGGTGGCATTGCTGCTCAGATTATTACTCGATACTCAAATCTTGTTGATGTGATTTGGAATGGTCAAAGTAAAGTAATTCTAAACAACCGTATCGTTTACACGAAATAATGATATGAATGTCCCACAAAATGGGATTTGAAACCCTCTCACTCCTCTACATCAAAAATGCACGAGTGAGTTTTTATTATGGAATATGTATGAAAAACAGATTTGTTGCAACCTACTTAGAAATGGCAGATTTTCTAAAAAATACGAGATAAAAATAATATATGTATAATTTCAAAAACTTTACTATGGAGGGATCCCGAGATGTAATTTTAGCTGAAGAAAAAAGCGGCAAAAATTTACATCTTGAGTAATGAACACCTTGAAGATGAAATTCTAAATCGTGGCGTTGCTGGCGCCAGAGATGCAATTAATTTTCTACAAGCATTGAGAGATATGCTTGCTGGTCACTCATCGTTAAAAGTAAACACCACAACCAAATGGGATGGTTGTGTTCACGAAGACACCATTATACTGACTAATAATGGAGATATGACCATTAGAGAAATAGTGGAAAGAGAAGAGCTTTGGGGTGAACTTGAAATAATGGGCAAAAATCTAAAATCACCCCTTGAATACGATGGCTTGAATTTACTATTGGCAGGAAATTCGTCCAATGGAGATAAGTCTTGGGTTGAACTTCAACTAGAGGACGGGTCTTCTATCAAGCTTACAGAAGATCATGAGGTACACACCACAAATCGTGGGTGGGTGAAGGCAATAGAAATGAATGAAGGTGATGATATAAGTGAACTGTGATGGCATCCGTCTGACTTTTCTTTTTTTATAAATAGATAAAAGGAGAAATAAAATGAAATATGAAAAATTTACAGACGAACTAAAAGAATTCATAACAAAAACATATCTAGACACTTATAGTACAACAAAGGTTCAAGAGGGTGTGAAGTTGCATTTTGACCCATTGATGGGCCGATCCCCAATAGTAGATTATCTAAAATCTGTTAATTTATATGAAGGATTGAATGGTTCAAATTATCTAAAAAAGAAAGTGGAACTTCAGGTAAAACTACTACAAGAAAGGTATGGAGTTTCAAATTGGGGGCAGATGTCGGATGCTGGATGGAAAATACAAAATAAAATTCCATACAAAAAAATAAAAATGATTGATGAAATCGTGGAATATAAGAAACAAGTAGAAAAGTTAACCTATAAGACGATAAAAAAAATGAAAAAGTTGGGCAATATACCGACACATTGCGAATACACTAATGTATTATTTGCTGACAGTGAAGGAACACCTAACCCAAATGATCCAAGAAAGCGTACTGCTGACCATGTTGTTCCAGTTTCTCATTGTTTTTTGTTGGGATGGTCGGCAGACAAAGCAGCGTCAGAAGATAATATCAAATATATACTAAGATTAGTGAACACAGTGAAGGGAAATTCCGATTATACAAGTTTTGCACCACTCATACCGGTACTAAAAAGGGCATTTGATGAAGATTGCTAAAGTTATTAAATTAGAAGAAAAATATACTCAGTACGATATTTCAACTGCATTTGAGAATTTCTATGTAAAAACAAATACTGGATACATTCTGGTACACAACAGTCCTGCAATTTTTTGTGGCATCAATCCAGACAATGGTAAATTCTTTGTTGGCACTAAAGGTGTCTTTAATGCAAATGCAAAGTTGAATTACACCGATGATGATATTGATACGAATCATCCAGGTGAAGGTCTTAATGCAAAACTTAAAGTTGCACTTCGTTATTTACCAAAACTTGGCATCAAAGGTGTGTTACAGGGTGATATGATGTTTGCAAAAGGTGATATCACAGAGAAGACGCTTGATGGTGAAGAATATATTACATTTCAACCAAACACACTAATCTATGCTGTACCATCTGGTTCTAAACTTGCAAAAACAATGCAGGCTGCACAGCTAGGTGTTGTGTTTCATACTTCATACACAGGCAAAACATTTGCTGATATGAAAGCCTCATTTAATATTGATATCAGAAATCTTACACCAACTAAAGATGTTTGGTTCCGTGATGCGTATTTCACTGATGCCTCTGGTACTGCATCATTCACAGAAGAAGAAACTAAATCAATTAATGCGATTCTATCTACTGTTGGTTCTACATTCAAACAAACAAATGCATTATCTATCAATAGAATTTCTTCAAGTGATACTGTTAGAGAATACATTAAAACTTTCAACAACACCAAAGTTAGAGAAGGTCAAAAGATTACAAACACAACCACTCATGTGAGAGAATTACTTAAATGGGTTGAAGATAGATTGAATAAAGATATTGTCTCTGCAAAGATGGAAAAAACAAAAAGAGATAAGACCATGATTAAGAATGAAATCATGCGAACTCTTCGTGGTAGTTCAAATGATTTAGTTAAGATATTTGATATGCAAAACGGCATGGTTGATGCCAAGAATATGATTATCAAAAAGTTACAACAGGTGAAACAAGTTACTAGTACATTCGTACAAACAGAGGATGGTTTCAAAGTAACTAATCCTGAAGGATTTGTAGCAGTTGATAAGTTAACAGGTAATGCAATAAAGTTGGTTGATCGGTTGGAGTTTTCTCACCTGAATTTTACTGCTGCAAAAGCTTGGAGTAAGTAATGGCTGGTTATAACATACAAAGTATAATAGATTCTTATGCTGCATCAGAAGATTTTGGATTCTCTGCTGTATCTGAAGAAGAATACAATGCAGTCATTGCTGAAAAAGATGAGACTGTTGAAGAATACAAAGCAAGGTTGGTGCAAATAGAGAAACTTATTATGCCATTCTTAACGAATCTTCTAAAGACAGCTGATAAACCATACATCAATTGGCCTAATCGTAAACCAATTCTTGAAGCACAGATACAAAAGATTCTTATCTTGACTAGAGGATAAAATGAAAGTTTTTAAGGAATACATTGTTGAAGAAAAAGGTCTACATGTGTTTGACATTGATGAAACTTTGTTTAAAACAAGTGCAAAAATTCATGTAAAAGATAAATCAGATAAACTTTTAAAAACTTTAACAAACCAAGAGTTTAATGACCATAAGTTACAAACTGGTCAGCATTATGATTTTAGTGAATTTAGAAATGCAAAAAAATTTCATGATGAATCTGAACCTATCGATCCAATGATTGATAAATTAAACGCTATACATAACAATATAAAGGCAGGAAATCATAAAAGTAAGATTATTATGAACACTGCTCGTTCAGATTTTGATGATAAGGATACTGTTCTAAAAAAATTCAGAAAACACGGAATTGATGTGGATAATACACACATACATCGTGCAGGTAATGTGCCTGGTAATGATTCAACGGCTGAGAAAAAGAATGTTATTTTAAGAAAACATTTGAACACAGGAAATTATGACCATGTTCACATGTATGATGATAGTAAAACTAATTTAGAGCAATTTTTAAAATTACAAAAAGAATATCCAAAAGTTAAATTTCAAGCACATCATGTATCACACGAAGGCCGAACAAAAAGATTAAAGATGCATGAGGCATCTTATTCTGGCAACATTGGTGTTATGGAATTGGCAAAGTTTCAACGAAAGGCTTCACCTGAACAGAAAAAGATGTTACAATCATACATTGATAGAACGAAGGTTAAAGATGCCTGGAAATCTT